CAAAGCTTGTGGTTGCTACCACAAATGCGGCAGATTTGAATGCCCATGAGTATTTTTGGTGCCCATTGGCGATTCGACGCCGTTTACCTTTTGTGGTTCATGTTGAACCAAAAAAGGAATATATCCATGCAAATGGACGCTTCATTAATCCATCATCGCTTCCTGCGATTGATGGAGCTTTCCCAGATTTTTGGCGGATCACTGTTCAAAAGGTGGTGCCGTACTTTGATGGGGAGCGTGACTTGGCTACTCTTCAGAAAGTCAAGGTTTTTGAGAAATCAGCAGAATTTCTTAAATTTTATGGTGAAGCGAGTCGTGAACATGAAGAGACTCAAGCAAAGAGCATGAGTTGTGATGTAGGAATGTCACAACTTCAGGTATGCCCTCTTTGTTTGCTTGTGTCTGCACAGTGTGCCTGCACTGTGCAAGCTGACCATGAAGAAACATGGCGTGAAACTTGCGAGAATTACGCTTATGAAACATGTGTCAGTGTGTGTATGTGGTTTTTAACACTGAAATATGTGTTGAATATCAACATGTTTATTGCACGTTATCGACTTTTTAGAAAGTTTTTGGTGCAACATGTGTGGAGATATTATCCGCAGGACATTCAGGCTAGATTTTTAGGTCATATGAATGATTTGCGGGCTGATAACCACAAATGGCGAGCATTTCTTGTTTGCCTTGGCTTAATTGCTGGGGCAGCCACTCTTTATTACAATACCTTCGGTAAGAAGAAGGATGATGAGGAGAAGGTTGAACAAGAATTGCAAGGGAATGTTCACGGTACCACTGAATTTGATCTTCCAAAGGAGGAGAGTCAGAATGTGTGGTACAACCCAACTATTGAACTCACCAAGTTTGATGTACCAGTTGCATCACAAAGCTTGGTGGGTATTGATAGTACTCGGGTTCGTGAATTATTTGGTCGGAATTGTGTGAGATTGGAGATCAGAAACAAAAACACCGGTAAAAGTTTAGGTATCGGTGCTGTGTTCGTTCGTGGACACTTTTGTTTGGTCAATAATCATGCTTTCCGTGATGAGGATGCAGATTATGAAGTCACAATTATTCAATCCACTGTTTCACAGGGATTGACAAATAATATGATTGTCCGGATTATGTCGCGCGATATTGTGCGGATTCCTGATAAAGATTTGTGTCTTTTGGAAATTCGTTCCCTCCCACCTTTTAAGGATATTACGAAGTTTTGGAGTGAGGATTTTATCCAAATCACCAAAGCTTTTGTAGTCCGTCGTTTAGCGACGGGGGAGTGTGAGACACAAGATGTCTTTAACGTTTCCAAGAGTGAAAATTTCCCAATTGAGGTGTTAAACATTGCGCCAGGAGTCTATATTGGTCATGGGCCGAGAGAGACTCGTGCTGGAGATTGTGGTGGTTTGGCTATTGCTGATACACCACGTGGTCCAGTATTGTTGGGAATCCACACTCTTGGATACGGGGAACAATGTGGTTTCCTCTATGTTTCAAAAGAGGATATAGAGGAGCTCATTACCATGCAGAAACGCCTCACAGGTCTTAACGTTGAGGTGCAAGGTGGTGGTGAGCCAATGTTTGAATGTGGTCCATATTCAAAAGTTTTGACTGCTCCACATCACAAGAGTGTTGTACGATATCTAGAAAAAGGTGTCGCCAATGTCTATGGTTCGTTTGCAGGTTTTAGACCAAAACCCCAGAGCAAAGTCTGTAAGACTCCTCTTGCCGAACCAATGTGCAAACATTTCGATTACGAGATTAAGTATGGTCAACCAGCCATGTCAGGCTGGGAACCATGGCGAAAGAACGTGGTTGAAATGATTAAACCAAACGTGACACATGATCGTTTGGTTTTGCAACATTGTGTGAAAGAGTTCATTAAGGATATCCTTGAAGGTTTGCCTTCAGGATGGGAAAAAGAGTTAGTGTTTCTTTCTCCTCGCGCCAGTGTAAATGGTCTACCTGGTGTGAAGTTTGTGGATGGCCTTAATAAGAACACTTCCATGGGTTTCCCCTGGTCATGCTCTAAGAAGAAATTTTTAGTACCTAATCCAGATGAATTTTACCCCGAAGGTGTTGATTTCACACCTGAAGTGTGGGAACGTGTTGAGGCAATTGAAGAGAAGTATGCTGAAGGAAAGCGTGCTTTTCCTGTGTATACGGGACATCTCAAGGATGAGGCCACTTCGTTCGCGAAGATAGCGAACAAAAAGACGCGCCTTTTCACGGGTGCGCCAGTTGACTGGAGTATTGTTGTACGTTCCAGATTGCTGTCATTTGTCCGGCTTTTACAAAAGAACAAGTTTGTTTTTGAAGCTTGTCCAGGTACAACATGCCAATCTGCGGAATGGGGCAAAATCTACGAATATCTCGTGGCCTTTGGTATTGATAGAATCATTGCCGGAGATTATGGGAAGTTTGATAAACGGATGATTGCCGATTTCATTCTTGCAGCCTTCCAAATCATTGCTAAAGTTTACGAAGCAGCTGGTTTTACACCAGAAGAAGTTCGTGAAATTTTGTGCATTGGTGAGGATGTGGCTTTTCCAGTAGTGAATCTTAACGGTGATCTATTGGAATTTTTTGGCACCAATCCTTCGGGACATCCACTCACGGTTGTTATCAATTCAATTGTGAACAGTCTCTACATGAGATATTGCTACACACTCTTGAATCCAGAACGTACATGTGCAACTTTTAAGTTGAACGTGCATTTGTTCACATATGGTGACGATAATATTATGGGTGCCTCCTTATCTGCACCGTGTTTTAACCATACTAATATCCAACGAATTTTGGCGTGTATTGGTGTGGAATACACTATGGCTGATAAAGAGT